GGGGCCCAAGCGAGCCCAGGGTGACTCGGGCAGCGTGGAGCAACACGGCCTGCAAGACCAGATCGAGGCGGACCGCTATCTGGCGTCCAAGCAGGCCGCAAAGAAGGGTCTCGGGGTCAGAATGACCAAGGTGGTTCCTCCGGGGGCAATGTGAAGTGCTGAAGTGGCTGCGACAACTCGGCGCCCGCAAGTCAGTCGGCAACGACCAGCGCAGCCGGCTCTTCGTCGTGCGTGGCAAGTACGACGCCGCCCAGACCACCTATGAGAACCGTCGGCACTGGGCCAACGCCGATCATTTGTCGGCCAACGCAGCGGCCAACGTCGAGGTGCGCCGCACGCTGCGTAGCCGGGCACGCTATGAGGTGGCCAACAACAGCTATGCCAAGGGCATCGTGCTCACGCTGGCCAACTACGTCGTCGGCACCGGTCCACGCCTGCAGATGCTCACGGACGATCCCGAGGCCAATCGACTGATCGAGAAGGAGTTCTCCCGCTGGGCCAAGGCGGTCAGCCTGGCCCACAAGCTGCGGACGATGCGAATAGCCCAGTGTGAAACCGGTGAGTGCTTCGGGCTGCTGGCGACCAACCCGCGCATCGACGCTCGCGTGCAACTGGACCTCCGACTCATTGAGGCAGACCAGGTCACCACGCCGTGGCCGGTGGCTCGTCCCGAGGCGAACGTTGTCGATGGGATCGCCTTCGATGAGTTCGGCAACGCGGTCGCTTACATGATCCTGCGGAGGCACCCGGGTGATAACACCGCTCTTCGCGTGGGCGGCGTTGAACACGACGTCCTTCCCGCCGAATCAGTCGTTCACCTGTATCGCGCGGAACGTCCTGGCCAAAATCGCGGCATACCTGAGATCACCAGTTCCCTGTCGCTCTTTGCGATGTTGCGGCGGTACACGCTGGCCGTGCTCGGTTCGGCCGAGCAAGCAGCGCTACCCAGTGGTGTGATCTATACCGACGCTCCCGCCGATGCCGACGCGTCGGGTGTCGAGCCGATGGACCAGGTGGAACTGGACCGGGGCACGTGGATGACCATGCCCTTCGGCTGGAAGATCGGCCAGGTCAAAGCCGAGCAGCCGCCCACCGTCTACGGCGATTTCAAGCACGAGGTGATCAACGAGATCGCTCGCTGCCTGAACATGCCGTTCAACGGCGCGGCGGGTAACAGCTCGGGCTACAACTACGCTTCGGGGCGTCTCGACCATCAGGCCTTCTTCAAGGCCATTCGGATCGACCAATCCTACCTGGCTGATCTTGTTCTCGACCGCGTCCTCAAGGCGTGGATCGACGAGGCGGTGCTCATCGAGGGCTACTTGCCGCAGTCGTTGCGCAGTCTGGATGCGGACTTTACCCATCAGTGGTTCTGGGATGGTCATGAGCATGTAGACCCGGCCAAGGAGGCCTCCGCACAGGCGACACGGCTGTCGAGTCACACCACGACCCTGGCAGCCGAGTATGCCAAGGCCGGCCTTGATTGGGAGAGCGAGCTGCGTCAGCGGGCCCGGGAAGTGGCCCTGATGCGCGAGCTGGGGCTGGAGCCGACAGCAGGTACTCCGAAACCCGAAGGCCAGGACCCGGAGTCGCAGGATACGGATGAAGACAACGTCATGGAGGATGCCAATGCCCGCCACACAGCGTGATCCACACGAGGTCCATCCGGACCAGATCGAGTTGATGTGCAGTGCGGCGCAGCTCACCCTCGAAGCCGCCGCCGGCGACGGCGCAGCGGAGCCCATACCGCGTTTCACGATGGTGGCCTACTCGGGAGATGCCATGCGCGTCGAGGGCTGGCGGTTCCCGGTCGTGGTCGATCTGGAAGGCCTCATGATCCCCTCGCAACGCCGGCCCGGTCGATTCGGACACAGCATGTACGCCGGCGTGGGTCACACCGAGCGGATCGCCATCGAGAGCGGACGGCTCGTCGCTGAGGGCATCGTCTCCCGCGACACCGCCGCCGCCCGCGAGGTGGTGATCAGCGGGAAGCGTGGCTTCCCTTGGCAGGCATCCATCGGCGCCCAGGTAGCGCAAGCCGATTTTGTGCGCGGTGGCAAGTCCGTCACGGTCAACGGCCGCATGTTCGAGGGCCCGTTGTACCTCGCCCGCAAGACCGTGCTGGGCGAGATCAGTTTCGTCGACCTGGCTGCGGACGGTAACACGACCGCCACCATCGCAGCCCATCAGCAGGAGAAACCGCTCATGGAAGAGCTCACACAGACGCAGGACACCGACACGAACGTCACCGGCACCACCGGTGCCGAGACCAAGCGCGACGCGCAGACGGGTGCAGCTGGCACGGAGGCCGGCGCGCCCGTCGATCCTATCCCCGAGATTCGCGCCCAGGCGATCGAGGAGACCCGCCGCCTGACCGCGATCCGGCGCATCTGTGCCGGCAAGCACCCCGACATCGAGGAGAAGGCCATCACCGAAGGCTGGAGCACCGACAAGTGCGAGCTGGAAGTGCTGCGCGCTTCACGCCCCAAGGTTCCCGCCATTCACGCCGTGGAGCAGACGACGGGTGGCCAGATGCTCGAGGCCGCGTGCATGCTCACCGCCAAGCTTGCCCGGGTGGAGGAGCTGTACGACGACAAGACGCTGGAGGCCGCGAGCAAGCGGTTCCGTGGCGGCATCGGATTGCAGGAGCTGCTCCTGGAGGCAGCGTGGGCCAACGGCTACACCGGACGCAACTTCCGCGACAGCCGATCGGTGCTGCGCTTTGCCTTTGGGCACAACCTGCAGGCCGGTTTCTCGACCGTCGACATCGGCGGGATTCTCTCCAACGTGGCCAACAAGTTCCTGCTCGACGGGTTCTTCTCTGTCGAGCGGACCTGGCGGAACATCTGCGCCGTCCGCAATGTCTCCGACTTCAAGACCGTCACCAGCTACCGGCTGATCGGCAAGGACCAGTACGAGAAGGTCGCCCCGGGCGGTGAACTCAAGCACGGGACGCTGGGCGAGCAGAGCTACGCCAACAAGGCCGACACCTATGGCTTGCTGCTGTCCATCGATCGCCGCGACCTCATCAATGACGACCTCGGTGCCATCACCACCGTGCCCCGCAAGCTGGGCCGTGGCTCGGGCCTGAAGATCAACGACATCTTCTGGTCGACCTTCATGAACAACGCGGCCTTCTTCGCGGCCGGCAACAGCAACTATATCTCCGGCGGCGACACCGTTCTGAACATCGACGGGCTGACCAAGGCGGAAGTGACCTTCATGAACCAGGTGGATGCCGACGGCAAGCCCATCGGCATCATGCCCGTCATTGTGTTGGTGCCCACCAGCCTGAGCGCGATGGGCACGATGCTCTACAAGTCGCTGGAGATTCGCGACACCACGGCCAGCACCAAGTACCCGGTGGCCAACCCGCACGCTGGCAAGTTCCGCGTCGAGGTCAGCCGGTATCTGAGCAACGCTCAGTATCCGGGCTACTCGGACAAGGCCTGGTATCTGCTCGCCGATCCCAACGACCTGCCGGTCATCGAAGTCGCGTTCCTGAACGGCCAGGAGTCGCCCACCATCGAGACAGCGGAGGCTGATTTCAACGTTCTGGCATTCAGATGCGCGGCTATCACGACTTCGGCGTGGCCCTGCAGGAGCCGCGCGGCGGCGTGAAGGCCAAGGGCGAGGTGTGATGAGTCTGCGGTTTTGAGTCAGCGTTGAGCATTCGAGTGGTTGAAGCCGGACAGACTGCGAATGCAAGAGTGACACGAGCGATGTCGGTGTGCGGTTGGGCATGATACGGCAGCTCGACCTGCGAATCAGGAGTACAGCTCATGGCAGTGGAAGCCACGTTTGTTCAAGAGGGTTGCTTGATCGACTACACGCCGGGCGCGGATGTGCCCGCGGGTGCGGTCGTCGTCCAGGGCGAACTGGTGGGTGTGGCCAAGGAAGCCATCAAGGCCAACCAGCTTGGCGCCCTGGCGGTCACGGGCCTGTTCGATTTCGCCAAGGCCGCCGGCGGGGGCACGGCCATCACCGTCGGCGCCAACGTGTACTGGAACGCTACCGCCAACACGGCCACGACCACCGCGACCGGAAACAAGCTGATCGGCAAGTGCGTCAAGGCCGCAGCGGACGCGGACACGACGGTGCGCGTGCGGATGTCGCAGTGAGAAAGGGCACGTTGGATGGCCGCGATCTTCGTAGATGAAGGCGCCTCGATTGACTACACGGCGCCGGTGGACCGTTCCGTCGGCGAGGGCGTGTCGGTCGTGACGCCCGAGGGAGACGGCTTCATTGGCGTGGTCCCGTGCTCCATCAAGGCCGGCAGCAAGGGCGCTCTGGCTGTCGCAGGTGTGTTCGAGCTGCCCAAGGCGGACGAGAACCTGGTCGCCGGGCAGAAAGCCTACTGGGACGCCCTTCAGCAGAAGATCGTTACCTCGCCAACGCTGATGCGGTGTGCCGGCAATCCCGTCCTCAACGGGCGGTTTCTTG